AAGGAACAGATGCAGCAGCTGCGTGATTCTTACAGTAGGCTACCGACATGGTTGCAACCTGGTGTCAAACTGTGGAACAAAACTTCCATCCAGTTCTCGAACAACTCCCGTATAATCGTGTCGTCCTCATCTCCTGACAACATACGTGGTTTCTCAATCAACCTGTTGTACCTTGACGAATTTGCGTTCCTTAGGCCGAACCTTGCTACCGAGTTCATTGCATCAGTTATGCCGTCAATCTCGTCTGGTAAGACAACCCGTTGCATCATTACTTCGACGCCAAATGGCATGAATCACTTCTACGACATGTGGCAGACATCGTTGGAACTGGACCAGGCGGAAGCCGAGTTCGAGAAGGGAAACAACGACCTTTATGTTCGCTCCGTTGTTACATGGGACAAAGTACCTGGCCGTACAGAGGCGTGGGCGAATGCGGAAAAGGTAAAAATAGGCGACCAGCGTTTCCGTCAGGAATACGAATGCGAGTTCGTTGGCTCTGGCATCACTCTTATCGACTACCGTTGCTTGGAAACTTTGAAGGCTTCCGACCCGCTTCCGTTTGATAACAGCATATGGCCGCCCGCTCTTGCCGAGATAGTAAAGGATATTTCGATAAGGACATTCAAGTATCCAGAGCCTGCTGGTGCTATGGAGGCGAAAGGATACTCTTACGCAGCGTCCATAGATACTGCATACGGTATGCGACAGGATTACCATGTTCTGCAGATTACTAAGGTATACTCGAACATCAAGTGTGAACAGGTGTTCACGATGTCTTCCAACTGCACCGAAGTAAGCGATTTCTGTCGTATTGCGAACATTATCCTGAAATTCTATCACAACCCGTACCTCATCATCGAATACAACGGTCCTGGAAAGTCCACTTACGACTATTTCTTCAACGTGGCTATGTATCCAAACATAATTAACTTTGACTTGCATGCTCGTGGATTGTGGGCTACACCGACGATGAAGAACAATGTGGTCATCCTGTTGAAAATGTATGTCCAGCGAGGCTACATCAAGCTACATGACTACAATACGATTATGGAACTCATGACGTTCACCAAGAAGACCCAGAATACATGGGGTGGTGGCGGAAACACCCATGACGACCATGTTACATCTCTTTACTGGATTATCTACTTCCTCAACTCTACCTACTATTATGGTAACTATGAGGAAATAGAGAACCTTAGCGAGACTGAAATGTTGCGGCTGAGTGAGGAAATGCGAAACCGTTATGCTGATGCTCTCGACTTCGTCAAGTCCCCTGACGCCATGGCCGAACAGCACAAGCTTGGAGCACTGGCCGAAGCGAGCGTATAAACTACAGGAAAGTATGGTGGCGATATGGCGACAAGCATTGACAGTTTGATGGATAGTGTGTACAAGGACGGTAAAACGGCCATCACACAGGAAAAGGTGAATATTCTTCGCATCTATTTGCATAAGGCTTTCCCAGATTTAAGTGGGCAAGCCATAGCTGACGCTGCTTCATTGTTTGCTGTATACTGCGCCCTCATTATAGATGGCAAACGTATTTCATTTAATGGTCAGGTGCTAGATGCAGATGCCCTTGTCAAGTTATTTAATGACTATACCATAAAGATTGCTCCTGAGTTCGAAAGTGTGAAAGCCATTTACGATTTCTATGGTTCCGCAATGGTTGTATCCATGTTTGTCTATCAGTACACCTACGGGTTGACTAACAAGGAAGCGATGTTCACCAAGACCAGGGCAGGCGGCTCGGCTGCACGTATACTCGATGCCATTAGTGAATAACTCCACTTGCCAATTTGGACATAAAAATATATATTTTGGGGGAATATACGTATTATTCCCCTTTTTTGAGGATTGTTATGCCAGAAACACCTAAGGTTATTCCTGTTGTTCCACAGCCCACCGATGAGAACGGGGTGGTAACTGTTAATGAAAACATTGAAAAACTTGCCGATTGGATGAAGGACAAGGTTAAGACCAAGAACAAGAAGGGCAAGTTCGATGTTGATATCATGCTTCAGAACATGGTCGAAAACATCGGTGATGGCCAGATTAACGCGAACGGACTACTAATGCAGGCCCAGTTTCAGCTTGCCGACCTTGAACATGACAGGGCGACCAAGTGGGGCGAACTGTTTGAAAAGCTGATGAGTAGCAGACAGCCTTTCGAGAAGACCAAGGACAATGTAAACATGTACCTATCTGGAAAGGCGGAAATTGCCAACCTTGATGTTAGAATCAAGAAGAAACAGGCTTATATCGATAATTTGAAGGGGTTTGCTGATGCTGTCAGGTTCTATCCTAAGAATGTCCAGACTATTCTTGACCTGAATTCTCTTGCAGTCGAGTCTGGCAAAAAGGGCCTCATCGACCTTGATAAAGAGGTGGAGGAAGACTAATGTCTGACGAAACATTCAATCCGTTTAACATGAACATGCCTTGGGATGTTGACCCTAGCAAGGAGAAAACTCCTGCTGAACCCCCCGTTGAACCGAAGGATGAGACCGAACAGCCAACCGAGGATAAACATGATGAGCAGAAGCAGGATATCTTCACTGCGCTTGAAGAAAAGTTGAAACTCCCTATCGGCTCTACCAAGGAAGGTATCGAAGAGACCAAGCAGATGGTCAGAAAGATTCAGGCCAAGACCCAGATATTCGAGACCAAGGGTACAGCCCTGCTTGCACAGGAAAAACTCGGAAAACTCACGCCAGAGCAGCACTTTGCCGAATGTGCCCGTATTAGGGCCCAAGCCAACCGACTCTACGACATATCGTCCAACCTCATGGACAAGCTGAACGACCAAGTGGAATCCTCGTTGGATATGAGCGACAAGATGTGGTCTGCTGTCAGCTCTATGATTTCAAGCGTTGGCCAGAGTCTGGAACGCCTTTTGAAAGTCACCCAGGAACTCCGCAAGGAAGAAGACCTGCTTACCATGGAAATCAAGAACATCGAGGATGCCAAGAAGCTTACCAACGATGACGGAACCATGGATGCTACCCCAGACGACATGAACAAGCTTATCCTGTTCTTCCAGGAAAACGAGAAGAAGGCTACCGAGCAGAAACAAATTGAAAATAAGGAAGACGAACATGAGTAAAATCGGAATTATCGGCGACATCCACGTTGGAAAGACTTTCTTCCACAACCAGGTCATTACCGACTACCATAACAAGAAGCGTGATGAACTTTTCGACAAAATCATCGCTGACTTCAAGCAGGAAGGCATAGATACCATCCTGTTCAGCGGCGATATCTTCGATAACCGCAACATCGTTATGGTCGAGTCCCTTCACTATGTCATCGACCTGTTTGCCAACCGCATGAAGGACTTCCATATCATCACGATTACTGGAAACCATGACATGCAGTACGAGAACTCCGACTGCCTTACGTCATTGGAGTTTCTGAAGTTCATCCCTAACGTGACTTTGGTTGACAAGGAGCCTGTCAAGATGACGCTCGGCAACTACGACTGGCATCTGTTCCCGTGGCTCGGTACTGCGGAAAACAAGGCGAAGGCGCTTGATTACATGAAGTCTGTCGGAGACACTCCTGCACAGCGAGACCGCAACGTGTTCTTCGGACATTTCGATATCATCGGCATGCTCATGGAGGCGGGAAACATTTCCGTCGAAGGGTTCGACCCGAACGAGATGTCCAAGTATTGCACCTATGTAATCAGCGGCCATTATCACTGCAAGTCTGCAAAGAAGATTGGAAACACCCGTTTCGTCTATCTCGGAACCCCGTATCACCAGTCTTTTGCACACCTCGGTACAATCCCTGGCTACTACACCTGCGATACCGATAAGATGAAGGTCAATTTCATCGAGAATACAATCGGCGAACGCTACGTGGAAGTGAACGATTTTGACGACATAGATGCCCTTCCAGACCTTAGCGGCAATCTTGTCAAGTACAACAACGATGTGTCCAAGACTGCCGAGGAAGCGATGGTTCCGCTTGACAAGTTGAAGGCAAAGAACCCTCTCCATGTCTTCCAGTCACCGTACGGAAAGCATGTTGATGAGCACGACCCTGCGGACGCTGTTGCCATCGTTGAAGAGGATGACGAGGAAGCCAAGAAGGTCGTTACCATGAGCCAGATGGAAGTTGCCCGTCTGTTCATGGAAAATGCCGACCAGCCCCCTCCGACATTGAGTGACGGAACCAGTGCTAAGGATAAAATTATTTCCATGATTAGCAGTTTTGATGCGACGTAAAAGGAGTTGATATGAACGAATACAAGGTATTTCCTCGAAATCAGGTTCGGGCCGTTTACAGCGGTCACACATTGACATTGGTGGACGGAACGGTCATTGACGGGTTCCCTATGGGTATCCGTGGGAGCATCGAGGTCATAGTAGACGATTGCGATGCGGGAAAATTCGAGTACACCCCGATTACATTTGGTTTACCAGGTGAGCCTGAACCTAAACCGTCATATTACCGCTACAGGATTAAGACGCATGTCCCAGAGGAGAGTCCTAACCAGAAATCCTCGTTCGTGCATTATACAAACGACCCGAATGCCGACATTCTTATAAGGTGGGTGTCCTTCTCAAAAGGTATGCCTATGATGGATAGACTGTCTTAGTCATTCTAAATATAGCGATTTTTTAGAATGTATATGTTTAAAAAATGTATTTTAGTTGTGTAAATAACAACCTTTTATGCAGAAGGATACTATGAAAGCTACTGAGCTATATGAAAAACTCATTGAAGACAAGGTCAAGGTAAAGGCTACCGTGGATATCATCCATGTGAACGATGGTGACTCACGCTTATTTGGTGGTCGTTTTAACGAAGATATCGCACATTTGTGCCCGTTCTACGACACACTTTGCACGTTTAACCACATCACGATGACATCAGCGATGTTCATCGACCTCTATTCCAAGCTTGCCGTCACCAAGGAAACCGTCGTCATTCTTGACAATATCAAGAATCCTGCAGTTTTCGAAGTTGTCCAGAAGATGAAGTTCAGTAGTTTCCAGAACACTGTCGGCGACACCGTGCTGGACACTGCCTACAACAAGGGAGACAGCGAAAAGGTCAGTGCTGAAAAGGAAGCGAAGAACGATGCAATCCGCAAGTTGAACTTCCGTGTCATCTACATCCTTGACGAACTCGTGTGGGACGGTGTTGGTGGACGTGGTAAGAACCTGTTTGAAGTCCGTGTCGTTGAAGACCTTCTCCAGATGGCTGATACCATCATCGTTCCTACCGCTGAATTGAGGCACGCCCTCGTAGATATCGGCTTTGTTCCCGAATCTAGGAAGAACGACATCACCATCCTTCCGTTCACGGTTTCTCCGCAGATTTATCAGGTGTATGCCGTCAATCAGGCAAGGACTTACAGCACGACGCTTTCCAAGCCGAAAATCCTTGTTAAGGGCGCTGTCATCCCGCAGAACGTGGCCGAGTTCATCGTTGCCAAGCACAAGAAGTACAACTTCACGATTTGTTCTGGTTCTGAACTTCCCGAGGACTTGATGCTTCTCCTCGCTAACGGTGATGTGCGTCATATCATGCACTACACTGCACCGAGCGTGAACTTCAAGAACATCACCAACACGTATCTTGACGAGCGTGACGGTCGCTATGACTTTGTAATCCACTGCTCTAACGCATTGAACTACGACCTTGCTAGCGGCGATATCGACCCGATGCTGTCTATCGCATGCGGCTCCATCGCCTTTGCCTGTGTTCGCAAGGACTGGTTCACCCCCGAAACTCACATCTGCGAAAAGACTGGCACGGCATTCAACCCGCAGACGACCTACAACCAGATTGACAACATGATTAGCCATGCTTGCGTGACTGTCGAATGGAACAAGTTGTACAATGAGCAGCGTGGTGCCATCGAAGGCAAGATTTCGGACAAGGCGGTAGCGATGGCCAGACTGTTCGCTGTCCTCATTGGTAAGGACATGGTGAAGAAGCGTTTCTCTGCCGAAAGCAACGGTGCTGAAAATGGAACCGCAGAACCCGCAGACAAATAATGCAGAGCCGTCTCGCTTCAATGTCATCAGGTATGACATGAAGTGGTACGAAAAAGGACATGACCCGCATGACTACAACGCCATGCGGGACTTGTCCATTTCTCAGCCGATTATCGTAGACAAGTACGAGGACCAGGAATTGCCTGACCCGATGACCGAAAAATTGGCAAAAATGGTCTCCGATAAACTCAATGAGAAGGAAAAAGAAAACGAAAAGATATCCATCGACCTGAAAAATGGACAACATTACGAAGGGCCGAGGTACGTCTACTCGTATTACGCAGGGGTATAACATGGCTGCACCAGAAAATTTGCTGAAACAGGCGGTTGCAATGAGGAAACAGTTGGGGAATTCTCCAACTGGCTCCATGATTTTTCAGGAACCTCCTAAACGGCGAATTATTAACGAAAAGCAGTCCGTTAAGATAACGAGGCCTGTGAAAAAGTCTTTCAAGATTGAGGAGCCCGAACAGGGCGAGGCTGCTCCACAGGAAACCGAGCAGAGATGGTTTGACCCGCATAAGACTTTCCCCGCAATGGATGCTCGTACACCGCATGTTACTGACGAGCAATACGACGCGATGTTCTATCATGAGAAAGGCGAAAACCCGCCGACAGATGTTCACCATATTTCTGGTGAAGAGCTTGCCCGTAAGTATTCTCAGGCTGCCGCTAACAGGGTTCCTCCCCCAGTCAATCAGGAACCACCGCAGGGGTTCGTTCCCCAGGCAGCCATTCCTCAACAGCCGCAGGATGCGGTTCCCGTTCAGACTCCAATAGTTGCTGTAAATGAGCCCCCACAGACAAACGAGGAAGATTTTCTTCCGCTGGACGAACTCCCGTCAAAGGGACTGTTCTACCGAACGCCGATGTTGGCACAGCCGTTGCGACTTATCGACATGCTGATGGTAGAAAACATGGACAACTCCAACAAAATGGATTCTATTACGGAAATCCTTGGACGGCGTACACGCTGCGATGGGGGCCCGATGCAAATCCTGACTGGCGACGAAATTTACACGTTGCAGTATCTGCGTGCATCGACTTTCCCGAAAGACCCGTACACATGGACAAAGTTCACTTGCGAACATTGTGGAACCGTGGTTGACGACCCTGGTTACAAAATTGACTTTACGAACATGTTGTTCCGCCCGAATGTGGACCCGACGGAGTTGTTCGAACTTTACAGGGAATACGGCTATCACCCAATCGAAAACATCGGTGGGGTAAATGCAATCGAGGTGTATGTAAGACGGCGTTTCCACGATTACGTTTACAAGGACCAGATTGACACATGGAAGAGGCAGGGTTTCACACCGACCAAGCCGTACCTCGCCCTTTTGAATTTGGCTCTTCTCGTGGACATCCCAGGATGCCAGACGACGCAGGCCAAGATAGATTTCATTGGCAACCTGAACAAGGATGACGCATCCAGGTTCTTGTCCGAAATGTCGAAATGCTCTTTCAGGACCAAGACGATGGTGGCACATACGTGCCCTAACTGCGGAGGTGTGACGGTGACCCCGTTCCCCTTTCGGTATTCTACATTCATTTCCTCGATACAGATTAGCCAGCCTAAAAAAGCGTAAGATATACGTGACTGCGGAAACATCGACGACAATGACGGAATGTGACCGCATGTTCTTCCCAGACTTCATCGAATTGAGTGACTATGTCATAGATAAGATGAAATCCCGCAAAAAGGTGAATAAAAGCAACGAAGTGACCTACGGTTGATGCCGTAGGCTTTCTTTTTAGGTTCTCCAAGGTATAAACTATTGATAGTTCATTACTGAGGAGTAATATGAATCCGTACAAAATTTTCGTGGAATCAATGCAGCAAGCTGGCATTGACCCAGACACTATTGATGCGGTGGCTGCTATCCACAACGCCATCTACGAGGCAGCCGAAAACGACTCGGATGACGATGACGATAATAAAGAGGAGTCGGACGAGAAGGAAGAAAAGGACGAAGGTGATGACGGCGTTGATGCTGGCGAAGAAGAGCTCAATGCACCCGAGGAAGAAGTTCCCGAGAATCTTGAACCTGAGGAAACCCCGTCCGAAGCCGCCAATGAACCGAATGCCGACGAAGGTGCAAAGGCTATCATGTACAACCTCTTGACGCTCATGAACGCCAAGCAGAACGCATACCAGCAATACCACTGGAACGCCGAAAGCAAGTCCCTGCACGAGAAGGCACAGGAATGCTACGAACTCTACCAGGAAACCAAGGACAAGGTGGCCGAAACATTGCAGGCTACTTATAACGAGAACATCGATTTCAAGGTATGGTCTGGAAAGATTCCTAACCTGACCGACAAGGGTGCGTTCCTCGCATCGGTCGATGAAGACCTCGATAAGATTTCTGAGTTCCGTTCTCAGCTTGAGCATTTCGAGACCTTCGGACTTAACGGTACGCTCGACGGTTTCATCGACGAGTTGACTGGAATTAAGTATCACCTCATCCGTTTCTTTGAAAACAAGGACGTTTAATTTACGGGTAACTATGACTGATAGTCTTGACAAAGCGGCATTGTTCTATGAGAACATCGACAAGCTTGGACTGACCGAGTCCCAATCAGCCGTTGTGTCTGCATTGTTCGAGGAATGTTTCAAGCATCCAGAGGCGAACTACATCTACTACAGTCCAGAGCACCCGCAGATGTTTTTCACGTTCAGGGGAATTGAGGACATCTATAACCGCACTCCTCATCTAATCAACCGATACACATATTGGTTGCACCAGGAGTTGATGAACGGAAGGTTACAGAAGTTCGAGTCCAAGCAGGCGTTGAAGGAATTTATCTTGGCTAACCTTGATATGTACTACACGCCGCAGTTTGGCATCACCTCTGAACAAATCAATTCGACCAAGGATTTCAGCATTGGGATATCTCATACTCCCGACGGTGGAATGAAGGGCCGAATCAACGTCACTTCCAATAGAACGGGTAAGCCACTGTTCAACATCACATTGAAGACGGGTGACCAGGAAATCTATTCTAGGTTCCCAGAGAGGAAGATTGCATAATGCGTAGGAACCCTGAAATTTTCAACTTGCCGCCAGACCCGCTGCCAACAATGCTGATGACTCGTGATGATGTCACCGAGTACATCAAGGCTAGGCTGGGCTATCCGACCACAGAAATCGAGATGGAAGTCGAGAACAGAAACGGTCTTGGTCATATCGCCATGGCCATTCAAGACTCGCTCGACTACTTCTACCGCTACATGCAGTCCGAAGCGACTTACAGCGACTACATGATTATCCATCTGAAGCAGGGAATTATCGAATACAAGGTTCCCGACAATGTGTATCAGTTGGTTGACCTGAACCCGAGCTACGGAAACACGTTTAGCCCGATGATGGCATGGGATGTGGGCCCTGGCGAATCCCTGATGGGTGTTGGCGGTGCTGGTCTTGGCGGACTGGGA